ATGAAGCACCAGGCGCAGCAACAGTTAAAGCTTTCTCAATTTCTAAAACTCGATCTTTATCGAGAACTTCTACGGACCCCATAAATATACCTAACTATTAAGGGGTCCGTAGACCCGTGTGATTTCTAAGATAGAGCGGTAACCTTAGCCTCTTCGATACGAGAATCAGCATTAGCCGCAAAATGCTTCCACCCGATTCGACCATATCCAGTAAGTGTAGTATCCACGCCAGTCCAGAGAGTAACACCGTTGATTTTGATCGTGACTGTATTATTTAAGTCGCGTCTAAACGTAATAGTGTCTCCATCAGCAACTGGGATGTTAACAAGAGCAGTCTGCAAAAGATTGCTGATTCGAACTTCCCAGAATCCCGAAGTAGCATTACCCTGAACCAACAACATATCTGTGGTACCTGAGCCCGAATAGTTAAATGCACAGCTGGGAACCTTTGACGCGCCGACCGTTCGGTACTTGATCATAGCTTCATAGAAACCATCCGAAGTGCTACCAACACTTAACTGAGGACCAAACGGCATAACATACGTGTACGCGTTATTGGTTACAGTGGAAATACCACCAGCATTACTTTCGATGATTAACGTACGAGTGCCGGAAGCACTGTAGTTATTCCCTGTAACCGGGGTACCCCAACTTGTAGTTGAGTCTGCTCGATTAAAGTCATCGAAGTATAGCGTTGCCGGAGGCCCAGGTGGTGTTGGCGGTACCGGAGGAACTTCAGGATACATGTCAATGTTCTCGAAATAATTTCGAGCAATTTTCTGATGTCCAAGCCAAGTTGGATGAACGTTATCCGTTCCAATATCTGGTGCACCAGGCATGATCCACTGTTCAGCAATACCATCAAAGAACTTACGACCAGCAGCAATAACTCCCGCTTTTACAGCATCGTTTCTTGAACTGAATCCTGAAGTAGACGGTCCAGTAACATAAACTTCAGGAACACCGGTAAGGAGCCCCATAACTCGCTCTACTTCAGCCTGAATTAGAGCGGGCTCTGCACTATCGTTTCTACTACCTAGGAAAACAATGGTTGTTGGTTGGAAAGCGAGAGCCGCTTCAATTCTGGTACCAAAGTTGTTTGCCGTAGCTAACCACCCAGTCCCACCGATTGCCATATTAATCCAAGCATCAGCGCCCATAAGTTTGGCTACAAAAGCGCACCAAGTTTCCATTCGGGTTGCACCGTTAGGAGGAGAAGATGAGCCGCCACCAAAAGAATCGGCAATAAAAATAAGGCGCTTCTTAATTTCTTTAGTGGGTCTAGTTAGTGCCCCAGCCGTCTTAATAGCAACGCCACCAAAGCTGGTGTCACTACCAGCATCCTCATAAGTAACTGTCCGCTGAGCATCAGTAGGGAACGTCAAAAGGATTTGATAAGTAGCACCAGCAGTAAGTCCGGTAAATACCATCATCTCCTTGTTAACCCAACGACCGTTAACGATAATTCTAAGTCGAATAGTAGTGCTCTTAGCCCTCATTCGGAATTTAATCGTGTCAGTCTTTGTGGCAACCGTCTCAATTCTGAGCTGGTACCGAGCAGCTTGACTGCTACCGCCAGGCAAATACTGTGGGGTCACATACTGTGCTGTGTTGGCGCTGTCCGGAGGCAGTTCCAACATCCCATCATATCTAAATGAAGGGTCAGCCAAAAGATCAGCATTTGTTCCAGAACCGTTGACACGCTTTTCACGAATAAGCTTCTCATCAGAACCAAGAACATATGGAGCAATGGTCACTACCGGAATGTTGCCAGGCGAAGGCTGGGCGAACGCGGCCGAGTAATAATCCGGCTCGCCCCCGTCAAAATTTTCTAAAGCTTTTGCGATAACCGCTTCAATTTCAGAAGAATTAGCAATAGCCTCCATTACAGGAGCTGGGAACTCATTTGCCCCGTCCACCTGGGGTCGAGAAGCCAGCGCTTCGATAAGCAGCTCCTCGACCCCTTCTTTACTCAAAAAATCAGCAGAAGCCATAATAATCCTTAACTTTAGTTTTGGCCTATGGCCTCTGTGTGATTAAACGAACGCCGAACCAGTACTAGTCAGAAGCTCAACGTGAGCCCGCAGACGCGGAACAACGATGGTCTTGCTAGCCGTGAGTCCGTTAGCTGGGTTAGTGGCAACAAACTCAAACGTCTGATCCTGATTGGTGCGCTGCACTCGGTAGACACCAGCCATGATCGTCTGAACTCCGCCAGGGGCCTGCCAGGTGAGTCCGGAAGGCGTCGAGTTACGGAAATCAATCAGAGCATCGTCAGTGTCGGCGGAACCAATGATGGTCGGCGGGGTGGGCGGGTTGAAGGGACCCGTGGGAATATCGGTAGCAGTGTCGGTAAGGAACACGCTATCGAGTCGAAGTGGCGTGACTTCGCTTGCGCCAGTGGTCCGACCGAATCGATAGGATACCAACGAACTACCAGCGCCAAGTGCCCCACCAGTAAAGATAGGCTCATACGGCGTAGTACTTTCGCCCTGGAATAGACCAACCTTATAGGATGACCCATCCGCGGCTCGCCAAAACACAATACGCATCCATCCAGGCATTGCGTAAAGTGCTTCGGTACTAGTCCAATCGGCAAGCTTCAGTTTACCCGTATTGAGAATCTGAAGTGTAGCAATAGCACCAGCAGCATCTCGCCACTGACCAATGTTTGCCGTATTTACTGGTGCCGAATCCTGCTTGAGCTTGATCATGGTAGCTTTAATAGCGTCCATGTTCGCAATGCCCTGCAGAACCCCACCGCTAACCGGAGTTAGAAGCAGGTGTCCGGCACCATCGGCACTACCACTAGTCTTGTGAACTAGCGTGCTGCCAGCAGTACCACTGGCGTTAATTGAAGCGAGCCCGGTGTTTGCAGCCGTAGCTGCAGCATCGTTAGCTGCGCCGTCGAATCCGTATCTAAGGTCAGCCATTTACTCGTCCAATCAATGCGCCGGTATCCATGTCAACATTTCCCTCAACGGTCGCAGCAACGCCGCTCTTGATGGAGATCTGTCCGTTACTCTGGCGCTGGTTGCGACGAATTCGGTTGCCACGGATTTCTCCGAAGGGTCCGGCGCCAACAAATCCACCACCGTTGATCCACTGAGCACCACCCTGGCCCCAGTTGTTGATCAGTTTTGCATCACCCATGTCACCACGGCCTGCGTTGCTACACAGAACAAAGCCAGCGATGGATCCACCATTCTTGTTGGGGTATGCACCGTTACCCTGAACAATCTCGTAACGCTTAGTTGCAAGATTATACATGGTTCCGTCAACCGTCATAGAAGTCTGTCCGCCAACGCCGTGCCCGACGCTTTCAGAATATAGTCCTTCTGACCAGCAGCCTTCAATGTGAAGACCCTTACCGCCCTGCCACTGGAACGGGTCATTGTGGGTCATGGTGTCAGAGGGGTGAACCGTACCACCTGTAGGCCACCACCACCAGCTCATTCGGCCAAGATATGATCCAAGGACCTCAACACCCAAGTTACCGCCAGCGGAAGTGGGCGGGAATCCGCCAAGACAATCGACAAATCCTTCGATGAATGTTCGGTTTACCCGATAATTCTGTCCAGTAATAGCGCTAGAAGCGTTATATCCCTTAGCGTGCTGAAGGGTTTTGAAAGAACAGAAATCAAAGCTGGATCCGGTGCTGGTGTAGGCGTTGACTACTGGACGACGAGCGGAATATCCGGCGCCCCCAATCTCCCAAGTGCAATCCTCAAAGAAAGCCGCACGACCAGAAAGATTGATTGGGGTGTTTCCAAAGTCAACGCCCTTAATGGTCTCATTGTTCACCGGAACAAATTCCCCAGCACCATTCACGTCTCCGTCAAAGGTTTTGCGGTTAATCCAGGAGCGAGGAGCGATGTTACCGGCGTTGATGTCGGGGATGGTCATACCCAGAACGAAGTTATCGTCAGGGATAGAGGTTACTGGCCGACCGCCACCAAAAATCGGATACCAAGTACCATCCAGCATTTCATAAGTATCTACTGGACTCAAGAGGGATCGCCCCACTTCTGCCAGCGGTCGCCAGCCTTGTGGTCCGTAGGAGCCGCAGCATTCTGGTGAGTTGAGCTATCATAAGTGACTCGCCCAGTGTATCCAGCCGGAATGCTAGATGCTCGAGTAGGCCAGGCAGTTCCGCTGTAATATACAACGGGGAGAACACCGTAAGCAAAGGCGTTACCGGCGGGACCGACATTACCCTGAGGACCTTTAAGGTCTACAAGAGCAATAAGGTCATGCCAAATCGTGCCCTCACTCTCGAGCTGCCACTGAATATGCGTCTCGCCCTTTCGTAGGATGGCGGGTTCGCCATCACCAATAAGAGGCGCCAGATCAATCTCGAGGGTCTGTCCACCCTTAGTTGTGAGAACCAGCTTTGTGGCAATAACATCTAAATCGGAAATGGTGGCGTTATCGATTCGTTCAACCTTTGCAGCCGTAGCTACCTGTACAGTTGCCATGTCGGCTCCTTTGCGGAATTAAGAGTTGTCATTAATGGTGTAACTACCGGGTTCGTTCATAACAACCCCATCGCTAACGATTCGATATTCACCGTCGCCTAGGTCAATTACTCGGTCGTCTGTCCCAAAAATAGTGAACTCTCCGGATCCATTATCAGAAACACGAAGTTCAATTTCAGTTGGGGTGTCGCTAAGTGTGTAAACACCGGGTGACTTCAGAGCCAAATAAGTAGAATTAATTCGGTAGAGATTATTACCAAGATCTTGAAGAGATTCATCGGTGCCACTCAAGAGATACTCGTGCGTTCCCGTTTGAGTAATTTCTACGTAGTCGCTAGACAAACCACCAGAAGTAATCTCGTAAGTGTCTTCGTCAATCTTAGTAACTGTCTGACTCGAAATCTCGTAAACATCTTCGGTAATCATCTTGACCGAGGTAGAGGTACCCTCGATTGTGTAAAGATCATCGCCATCGTCAGTAACGAAGATATCGCCAACAGGAATTTCAGGCTCTTCCGGCTCTTCCGGCTCCTCAGGAACCTCAGGCTCTTCTGGGAACTCGGGCTCAGGCTCGGGCCAAGGCAGCGAAACAATAGCCATAAGCTCAGCTGGCGTGGGAAGTCGAGGATCCGTGGTCGGGGTACCATAGAGAATTTCTTCAATGAACTTGAGCGCAAATACGTTAGCCTCAGTTGAGACAATAGTCAAATGCGAAGTCGTACCCTTACCTGGAACGGGGACAGGCGTGGTGGTAAGCTCCCAGTTAAGAACCATAGCACTAGGTGTGTCATTAATGGTAGAACGAGCTTTTTCCGAAGGTGAAGCTAAGCAACCATAGACAAGGTGAATCTTGTAGCCTAGTGAAAGACCCTCGATATCATTACCCATAAGTGTCCGATAAGAAAACCCAAAAGTTTTCCGCGGCTGCTGTGCGACAAGAAGTCCCCGACCGATGTTAGCCGAACCATCGCATTCCTCAAACAGCTTAGGATATGTGTAGGCTTGCAGACTAGCGCCAAAGTTCTCTGGCGAAATCAGGTTGAGATACTTCTTGTCGTCAGCATAAATGGCGTTTGCAGAAGCACCAGAGGGCTTCTCAGACAGACCAGTAAGACCATTCCAAGGAACTCCCGAGTGACCCTGAACGTAAAGGACACCGTGATCGACACCACTCTCGTAGGCCTTTTCCCCTACCCGGTCCCATATGAGTGTTGACATTGAGATCCTTTCAGAATAATCTTAGGTTTTAATGAGGAATGACCCGGCGAATTCGATGATGTCGCTACTGTTACTGGGCGAGAATGCAACAAAGCGGTTGTTGGTGTTGTCAATACCACATGCAATAGGTGCAGCTGAAGTAGTACCACCAGACTGCACGCCAGACATAGAAGTTAATCCATTACCATAAGCCTCATAGGCGGGCTTAAGACTGAATATCGTCAAGGCATGCTGAAGAGTACGGTTACGCTTTATCCTCAGCTTAAGCTGAATCTCATCATCTCGACGGAAGATATACGGCGTAGACTCGGTACCCGGAGCAATAGAGTGCCCGTTAGCAAACGCCAGAAGGTTAGCCAGCGGAACAACCGTACGACCACCAATGGGAAGCCATCCGGTACCCGAATATACATACAGAGTGTTGTTCTTGGTACGGTAGTAAAGCCGCCCAACAACCTTATCTTCAGTAGCGGTAGGGAGTTCCTCACCGTAGTTGTGCTGCTTCTTAGACTCGTCAGAAATGGCTTTCTTGACATAATTCTCAATGAGTTCTACTTTGTCTTCAAACTCATCCGAAGCCATGATGGCTGCGAGGATTTCAGGCGGGAAGTTGAAGTTTTCATCTACTCCCGGAATTCTATTATATGGCATTTAAAAACCCAAACTGTAGAAGCCATCGCCGTCGGGAGAGACAAGACGACTGGTTGACGGAATACTGTACACCCCGACATCCTGGTTTCCCATAAGGTCGAAGTGGGTCTGGAAAGCGATGAGACCAGACAAACCAGAAACACCATTGAATATGATCTCGAGTGCACCAGCATACAGAGCGACAAGCTCATCAGCCGTGGGGAAACGAGGCGCGGTAGTTGCAGTCCCGTAGAGAATATCCTCAATCTCACGCATGAGACGGGGGTTAGTCTTACGGGAATCAATAGTCAGATGCGCCGTAGGCTTGACGCCCATAGCCACAACTGGAACTGCGCTTAGAACCCAAGAGAAATTAATTGGGTCTGGGGTCTCACCCATTGCAGAGTTAGCTCGCTGCGTGGGAAATGCCATGACGTTGTAGATCAGGTGGATTTTGTACCCATGCTGAATGCCGTCAACGTCGTTACCTACCTTAGTACGGTAGGAAAGATTGAAGGTCTTTCTAGGCTGCTCGCTGAACCCAAGACCGTCATAGAAGTAAGAGCCATCGTGTTCGGCAAAGGCATCAGGATACGTATAGGCCTGAAGCGTTGCGCCAAACTCCTCGCTAGCTGCATCAATGCGATACTTTACACCGTCGTAGTAGTAGGCCATGGGCTCACCACCGGTTGGGGCCTCTGTGATAGAGACCAATCCATTCCAGGTTACCCCGGGACCATCGATGGGATAGAAGACGCCTTGGTCGACTCCAACATAGTATTCTCGATCGCCAATAATGTCCCAGTCAAGTCTAGTCAAGGTCGCCTCCTTCGTTTATCCATTGGTGTTGTACTTAGCTCTACGCTCGGCATTGATTGCACGGTTTCGCTCAATGAGCTGGGCTCGTGTCATCTTTGACTTCTTCTTGTCAGCCGGGGTGTTCTTCTCATTGCACACTCGGATGAATGTGATGAGACGATTAAGGTGCCACTTCTCAAACTCGGGTGGAATGTTGAGCGCTACCATCCAGTAGTAGATAAGCTCAGCGGTAATGGTCTGCTTGCGACCAGGTGTTTTGGGTGTTCCATCCAAGGAGAACCAGGTGGCAGTCTGCTTAGAGACTAGATAGTCGTTAATCTCACGAAGTCGGTCCTCGGGAATTCTAGTATAGACTTCCGGGTCGACCTGGTTGAGAGTCATCGACTTAATGTAGTCGAGAGTTTGTTCGGGAGTCTTTTGGGTATCACCCAAGAAAGCAATCTCCCATTTGGACTCCCATTTTGATAGGGAGACTAGGGAATGCTCAAGCTCCAGCGTTACTGCGTTGCGAGTTATGAACCGAGATGTACTCTCGTCAAATAGCTCTTGTGCCGGAACCTCAATTGTGAGCATTCCCCAGTCTCCTTTCAAGAGATGTTACTAGTTGCCGGACGTCGTCTCGACGAAGTCGTCTTCGTCACCGTTCACGAAAGCCGCCTGAACACCAGCAGCGCCAGCGCCACCCTCGAAGATCTCAAGGACCTCTGCAGGGAGGGGGAGGCGTGCCGGAGTGGTGAGCGAACCATACAGGATCTCCTCGAGGGCTGCGAGAGCCGTCGGGTCCACCAGAGTGGAGTCGATCGAGATGGACGCAGACGCCTTGTGGCCCGGGACCTCAACCGGAGTCGTCGACATCTCCCAGCTCAGCGTGATCGCCTCAGGCGAGTCGTTGATGGAAGCGAACGCCTTCTCCGTCGGAGCCGCAAGGGCGCCGTAGATGAGGTGGATCTTGTAGCCGTGCTCCGTACCCTCGGTGTCGTTACCAACACGGGTGCGGTACGACAGACCGAAGGACTTGCGGGGCTGCTGTCCAATGGACACACCCGGAACCGGGGTCGCAGAGCCATCGCACTGGTCAAACTCCTTGGGAGAAGTAAAGGCCTCGATCGTGCCACCGAACTCCTCAGCCGAAATGAGGTTGAGGTAGACGCCGTTGTCGGCGTACTGCTTGTTGGACTCCGCACCAGAAGGCGACTCGGTAACCGAGACAAGACCGTTCCAGGCGTAGCCGTTGCTGTAGACGCCCGCAGACGTCGGGATGTAAAGAACTCCGTGATCGACGCCGGTCTCGTAGAGACGCTCACCGACCTGATCCCACTTGAGTTCAGCCATAGTATTGCTCCTTAGAAGTAAAGGGTATAAACGTCGTGATAAAGGTCGTCTACTACAAACCTGCGAGAAAATGTCGCAGAGCTGAGTTGACCAACCAAATCTGATATAGGCATATCAGAATTTCGGTCGATGACTGTAACCTGCCACCGCTTTGCACGGCGATACGGCTGGTTGTTTGCGTGATCAGTGTTTATGCCATCAAGGCCATAGACGATGCACGGATACTTCATACCGGTGTTGGGAGGCTTCTGAAAATAGACATTTAGTCCTGTCTGAAGCTTCAGAAGCTTATCATGTAACATTAGGCGTGTTGCCATTCCAGATTCCTCCCAACGAAAGTATCAGGCGGGGGGGTCGAACATCCACGTCAGTGACATGCCATCGAACCCCCCGCCACTTCACGTACTTAATGGCGAAGATTCTTTCGTTAGCGAAACCGTTTGCTACGATGCTAATTGAGTTACGCACATTGATGTCGCCATTGATGTGCTCAGAACTAGCTTCAAGCTGCCGGGTATCCTTGATGACGTCACCCGTGTAGGATTTCTCCGTGATGACATCTTCCCAAACACCAGGTGAGGTTTCTTGATTATTGGAAAAACCAACTACACCAAAGAATCGTACCATTTTGAAGAACTACCCTTCGTTGTTACTTATCGAGTAAGAATCCTCACCGGCGGGGACTACTGTGGGGCCGGAAACCTCATACGTAGACGAGTCGACCTCCCTTACAGAAGGCCCCGCCAGTGTGAAGTTCCCAGCCCCATGGTCAGTAACCGTCAGAGATTCTTCCTGCCCTCAAGCAGTGAAGGTGTAGTCCCAGTTGGTGATGGTGTTGGCCGGGAAGGAGTAACCGGTCTTGGGCGAAGCCTCAACCGTCTCGGACTCGGTCAGGGTACGGTTGCCCGCGTTGACGTTGACTCCCTCGACGGAGTACTGGACTCCCTCGATGTTCGGGATGGTCAGGACGTGGGTCGCCGAGTTGTAGGACGGCTGGTTCGGCGTGACAACCGTACCCAGAACGCGCTTCACGACAACGGCAGACTTCGGCTTCGTCAGCGCACCCGAGACACGGGTCTCGATGAGGTACTTGTACTGGTTGAAGTCGATGTCGAAGTCATCGAACATGGAGACGTTGCCGCCCTGGTCCGCACCGATCGTGTAGTCGGCGAGGTTGACGAGGATGCCGATGATCTCCGGAGCGGAGTCCATGACCTCGACCGTGACGATCTTGGCGACGCGGAGCTTAGCAGCAAGCTCAGCCTCGGTCGCGTAGAGCGGACGGCCAACCTTGTCCTCGAGGAGGATGAGGTCGGTGAGGACGTCGTCCGTGGTGTAGAGCGTCGGCGTACCGGTACCCTTGTAGTACTTACGAGCACGGATGATGCTCTCGATGACACCCTTGGCGTCCAGGTTCGACGCGATGGTCAGCTGGTGGGCGTACATGTCATCGTCGGTCGCGATGGGACGGATGTGGTCCTCATCGATCTTGTCCTCGTCGTCCGACTCACGGCCGTCTCCGATGAGGATGGCGCGAGCAAGCTCCTCGTCAAGCATGAGACGCATCTCAGCCTTGAGGAAGGCAACGACGTCGAGGTCCGTGATGTCGACGATGTCGTCACGGTCGAGCTTCTGCTTCTTGTAGATCGTCCCGGGCGTGGTGACACGCTTCAGGAGCTTGATGACCTCGTCCTTCTTGCGGGTTCCCTTGACGTAACCCTTGGCACGAGCCTCGTCCGCCGTGATGTCAGCAGCCGTCGACTTGATGCGCGAGAAGGGGGAGTGCTTCGTGGAAGCGAGGACGTTCGCGACCCACTCGGTACGACGACCGATGATGTCCGGGCTCTGGTTGACCAGGCGGGCATCCGGGAAGAGGATATCGATGTTCTCGATACCGTAGTCCGTGGACTCAGCGTGAGCGAGGAACGCGTCACGGAACGATCCGAGCTTCTTGGCCTCGGAGATGATGTTGACGAGGTTGTCACCCGAGAACGCGTCGTGCATAAGCGTGTCGGTCGTGTTGGAACCACCGGTGGTGGCGTTGTCCTGGAAAACGTTGCGGCCCATGTCGAACCCTTCCTTGTAGATGTCCACAGCGGACTGTGCGAGGTTGTCGTCGTCGCCGTCGGCCTCATCGAGGGCCTCGCCGATCATGAAGTGGACGACGTTCTTCTGCTCTTCAGTGAAAGCGTCGTAAACGTCCTTGATGGTCTTCTCAGCCATGACGGCTCCTTCTGTGTTAGCGTGCTGGATGTTGTCATTCGGGTCTTCGCCCGGGATGGGGTCGTTCTGAGGTGCGTCCGGATTGGGATTCGGATCGGTCACCGTGGGTCCAGGAACCTCCGTAGAAGGAGTACCTGCAGGGTCCACAATCACCTCGTCCGTGTTGGTGTTGTCATCGCTAGTTGAGTCAACCTCTACCTCAGCCTCAGCCTTGGGGTCGGTAACCTCATCATCTTTGTCGACTTCAGCATCGCCGTGGACAAGTTCATACTTCTCGCCAAATACGAGATCGAATGAATCACCTGTAGTGATCTCTGCCTCGAGCATCTCCGTGCCGTCTTCGCCATGGGCGAGGTTGACAGTATCGATGCGGGCTCCAGGGTTCGCCCCAGCCAGCACGAGGCTGACTTCCCGGATAACGCCGTGAACGACGTTCTTTCCGGCCTTGCGGAGTTTGTTGGCGAAGATAGACAGTGCGTTAACGTCCCCGTGAACCACGAGTTCCTTAGCTACACGTCCCGAGGGGCTATCATTGAAGAAGCCGTAAACGTAGGTGCCATCTGGCCGGTTTTCGAGAATACCGTGTCCAAGAACCTGATCAACCTCGCCGTGCTGGTGCTGCCACACAAGCGGCACCCTCGTACGATCCTGATCCTTAAAGGCCCCGTGGTTGATGGTCAGACCATCCGCGCACAGGAGCCCGTTCTTCGTGGCGTAACCAGAGAAGTCTGCAACTTCTGCTGTCATTTTGAAGAACCCTTTCTGTTACTTGTGCCTGCTATTGTAGCGCGGGCTGGGCTGACCTTCTTCTTTCGCTTGGCCGCTGCTTTGCGCTTCTCTCGCTCCATCTTCCGAGCAAGATTCTCGCGGGCCTTGACAATTCGGGCTTGAGCATCTTTGATTTGTCCTTCGAGGCGAGCACGCTCACCCTTAGGCTTCTTCTTAGCTTCTTTCCCGATTGTCGCAAGGCGGCTATTGAGTCCATCGAGTTTCTTCTTAAGAGCCTCGTTTCGCTCTCTAACCACCTTGAGTCTTTTGTCTCGCTTCGTGGTGATAGCTTTGTCTGCTGTGTTACTCTTCTTAAGCGACGATGCCGCAGCAGTCGCCTTAGAAGCAAACTCAGCAGCAGTCTCCTGAACACCCGGTTCGCGTCCCTTGAGTTCTCGAGTTCTTAGGTAATACTCTCGAGCTTTCACGGGATCATACGCATGTTGCAGGGAGCTATCACTCGGCGGAACTGCTTCATAAGCGTACTTCAGCCAAGTTGGTTTTGGGCGAGCGACTTTGTTAACCAAGGCCCCTCACAATCGCATCCAGCTCAGCTTCCGCGTCATCGAAAGCAGCATTCACATCGTCAAGCCCATCGTCATCTTCTTCCACATCCTCTTCAGGCGGCGGGGCAGCTGCGCCAGGAACTGCAGGCTGGGGAACATTGCTGTTGACCAACTGATCAGCCTTAGGGTCCTTAGACGGCTTGATACCAATGTAATGACGAAGATCGTTAGACGAAAGAATCTCATTGCGAGTGAACTTGTCAGCAACCTCAGCAAAGCTACTAACTGGCAGCAGCTTGAAGGGGTCGCGGAACGATCGAATCCGGTGGCCCTGGGTTCGAGCAGTCTTGGTGAGGAAGGCACGAGACATAGCTTCCGTGATTGCTGCCAATACAGGCTCAATCGTACGGTTGTAGTAGTTGTTCATCTCGGCCTCACTCGCCGTACCATCAAAGACACCAGGGGTCAAACCAAGCTGTCCGAAGAGCTGCTTGGTAAGGAATTCAACCGTGGGGAGAAGCTTGTTCTCTACCGGTCGGTTCAGCTGGGTAATCTTCTCGGTACCGTCCGTGTAAGCAATACCATACTGAGAGCCCTTGAGCTGCATTTCAATATTCTTAGCACGTTCGGCTGCCTGATCAGCCTTAGCCTGTGTCTTAATGACGTATGGCAGCTGAATGATCATGTCGAGCTTCGCAGAACTCATCTGTTCGTCAACGCTATCCAGCAAGCCGAGCTTACGAATAAGACGCTGCAGGTTAGAGTTCTGCTCGTTCATCACAGCATAAAGCGGGTTCTCAATAATGCAGGTATTCTGCTTGAGTACCAGAACTTCCTGGAACTGACCCTTTTGATCGTTATAAAGACGTACCTTGACGTGACGAGGGTACCACTGAGTGATCTCCCCGACCCGCATCGTCTTAATATCGAACGAGTCTGTGATGTTAGGGTTCGAAGTTGTGTCTACCGGAACGATCGCAATTACACCCTTGTCGAAGAGAGTCATCGCAATATCCTGGCGGAAGTGGCGAGCAGCCTGGTCGATGTTAGCTTCCTGGGTAAGGCAGTAGTTCAATCCACTGTTTACATCCTCGGAATATCGACCCTCTTCGTCGTTCTTAACGTGCTTGATCTCGTGAGATGCCACGTCAATGCTGAGACGAGTGTAGATAGAGGAAATGATTGAGCGGTCATTACCAACGCTCATTCGATTTCGGTCTGGTCGGAAGCCGCCGAAGCTACCACCGTATGTCCAAGACCCCATCTGCTGCTGTTCATCTTCGTTTCGGAAAGCATTGAAGGCGCCGAGGGCGTGCTTCAGACTATCCATGATTTTTGCCATAACTCACCTCCTTTCCTGGCTGTTGTCGATCATGTTTACTTTCGGTTCGGGTCGTATCCGTTTGCTCGCATGTTGACGGATACAGCAGCGTCCCCAGCAAACATAGTCGCGACCTTAGCCGCACCAGCGGAGGCTGTAATACGAACTGCGGGGTTGTTAGCAAGCTCACCAACGAGTCTGAGCGAGGAACCACCAGAAGGACCAAGGATCTTTCCAGCAATATCTTGACCGATCTTAGATGTAGCCGACTTAGCGAGAGCAGTAAGGCCCACGTTAGCAACGACGACACCACCGACGGCGCCTGCAACTTTTCCACCCTGACGAACGTACTTGTTCTTCCCCATAACACGATCACGACGAGTTTTCTCGTTGCCTCGAGCTACAGAAATAGAGTCCCCATCATTGAGCTGCTTGTTGACTCGCTTAGCACCACTCTTACCATAAACCTGCGTATCACGCTTGATCTGCTGGTCCGAATAGTTCTCATTACGAGGGTTGCGCTTACCCCACTTCATACCTCGTACGCCATAGTGGCGAATAAAGGCGTCCTCAGCGAGAGCTGAAACATCAAGTGTAGTCATGTCTCTCCTAAAGACTAAATATCAGCGAGGCGCCAAACACCGTCGGCGTCGGCTTTGAGTCGAGTGAATACTTCCGAACCAATACCACGAACAGCGGCATTAGCAGCAGCTTCACCCTTAGCCATTTTCTTGGCGTTGAGTCCTACGACCAAAGTTCCGACAGCGAGTCCGCCAACCTTAGCAATACCGGGTCCATACTTTACGCCGAAGGCCGTGAGGGCTAGAGCGGTACGGGTGTTCCGGGATTTGCGGGCAGCTTTCTGATCATCGGTGAGTTCTTTTTTTTCTTTAGGTTCTTTGGTTTTCTTAGCCGAAGAACTTGAAGAATCAGAACTAGACGAGACGGCTTTCCGTTTCCCCCAGCGCATGCCGGGGACGCCGTAGTGCTGAAGGGAATCGCTCATCGGTCGAGAATGATCGGGGCGACGAAACCGGCGACAAACATGGTTGCACCAACACCAGCGATAATTCCACCGGCGATCTTCTCACCCTTGGTAGCCTGCATGGACGCAACCGCGTCGGGGCCAAAGTCATACTCCTGCGCAAGCTTAGAAAGGTTACGAGTAACAGCCTTACGTCCGACCTCGCCCTTTGCCTTAGCGTAGGCGTTCGGGGCATTCTGAAGCTTAAGGGCACGCTCGGCCTGACGACCACGAGCATCCTTGATCTCGACATCGCGAGCCTTGCCGTCGAGCTTCTTCTGTGCTCGAGCTTCAGTCTTGTCGGCCCGCTTAGCAGCGCGGTTGACCGATGCGTTAGCCATGCTGGGTCGTCCACCACCGTCAGATCCGCCACCGCTATCGCTAGCCTGTCGCTTGCCCCAACGCATACCCTTCACACCGAAGTGTGCAAGAGCGTCTTCCTCGCTCATGGCGTCAAGCACCAGAGCCGTGTAATTCGTGCTCATAATATCTTCCTGTCTACTCGAACATGTCTTTGTTTGCTTTGTAGGCAACGTAAGCATCCATGAGGGCTGAAACGTTATCGATCTTTTCGTCTTGACGCTTCTTCAGGAGCTTGCGGTTACCGTTAGTGTCTTCCATTGTAACGGCGTTGCCCATGGCAAACGACATTAGACTTTCGTCGAAGAGGAGCATACGCTCCTCGCTCAGTTTCTTAAGCTCACCCAGGGGGACAGACTCTGTCCGAGCACCCTGAATAACCTTTTCGATACCATAAGCACCATTCTCAGACTCCCAGCGGCTAACAAACTCTTTAGCGTTATAGGGGTCAAAGCCAAGTGCTCGAACGTCATACTCGTTGTCGATAATATGGCGCTCAAGATCTTCATACACCTGCATCATGTCAAGAACGTTGCCGTCCATAACCTGCAGAGTGCCTTCCTTGACGAAGTCGTCATACTTAAGTCGCATGGCGCTCTGAAGCTTCATCTGAGTCATCTCAGTGATGTAACTTCGGGTCTTAATACCGAATTCGCCTCTAGCGAGAGGGAATAAGAAGGTAAAGGCACAGAAGTCGTCACCTTGAGAAAGGTCAACACCCAAAGCACACGGTAGTTGCCAGAAACGGAACTTGCGCTTGTGTACCTGAGTCTCTTCGTAAGTGAAGTAGTAGGTGTAACCTTCCATTGGAATGCCGAAGCGCTTTGCGAGGATATCGTTCTTCGCAGCAGGAGCATTCTCAGCTCGTTCGACATCACGCTGGTACGTTTCATACGTAACCGTCAGTGGGAGGTTTGGATTGGCCTTAAGCCACATCTCAGGCATGGCGACTTCACTAATGTCGTCAAGCTTGTAGTACCAAATGGAGATGTGAGGCGCAATGAACTCGCCCTTAAGAATGCTCTGGAGTTCCATTTTGATAGTGTCACCACTACCGTTACGGACAGTACCCTCTGAGCTGATAGCGACGATGAGATAGTCATCCAGCTTTGATGCACCCTGCTCGATGGCGCCGACAACATCCTCTCGGACGTCTCCCGACAACCACTCGTCAACCGTAGAGATCTTAGGTCGGAGACCCTGAAGCTTATCGATCTTCATCGGGCGAATCTCAAGAAGAGAGTTCGTCAGGAAGTTCTGGATACCCTTCTTAGTCGAAGCAAGGTGTACTTTACTCTCGGCACTACCACTAGTGTTGTGCGAAGACCCACGAGTGAGCATCTTAAACAGCGGACCCTTGGCCCGAGCAATAGCTGTTCGGAAAGGAGACATCACCTCTTCGGCCTGCTTCATGGTAGGAGCAGTCGTAATCTGGTGAGTGGTCTCGGTGTCCACATTCAAGAAGTAACTCTGAATGAGGTAGGCATACATCGACTTAGCTGCGCCTCGAGCAACAATCAAGTACTGCTTAGTCGTAAGCCGCTTCTTGATCTGCTTTTGAACGTAGTGTCCGCCGTGCCCATCAGGGTAGGGAACGTATACTGTTCGCTCTTCGAAGTAGTACCATCCGAAGATCTGCTCGGCCCAGACCTTGAACGAGTCCATAAGATGGAGATCGCCGCCGTCAGTTAGGGTGAGTTCGTTCTCACAGTAAGCGAAGAACCCCTCTACAGCTTTGTCATCGTAGTAGTACTTGGGGTTGGCAATGAGTTCGTCAATGCGATTCATCTCGGCGCCGACTTCACGGTTAACCGGAATGTCTCCACGCCATACTGCGTCGCGGAAGCGACCGTAGTAGACGGGTACTGCTGTGTTGTCGAGGCTCATTACCAACCCCCTTTCTGTTACTATTTACCGATGGAAAGCTGCCCATTCTTAGGCTTGGGCTTCATTGCTTCCTGAATAGCTGCATCAATACCCTTAGTGGCGTACTTAATCGCGTAGCTAGTCACGAGAGACTTACCGATGTTACCCATAATATTGGTTGCCGCTTTGGCACCCTTGTTCGTAGTCTTACCACCCTTTGACGGGTCGGTGAGGTCACGGTACTGCTTTTCGAGGTTGAGTCGTGCAACTCGCTTCTTGAGTTCCTCGTCACTCATCTTAGAAATGTCTTCTTTATCAGACTTTCCTTTAGACTTAGACGACGAAGAAGCGGATGACGAGCTACCTTTACGCTTACCCCACCGCATTCCGGGAACACCGTAATGAGTAAGGCTGTCAGTATCTGTCATTATCCACCAGCCTCCTTAGCTAGAAATTTCTCAGTGATTTCGTTGATGTCACCATCTGTCATTACCGAAAAATCTCGAAGCTCGCCAGTAGTCTGGTTAACTGAGAAGAACGGATCCTGATCGCCCTCTAAAGGGTCTGGCGAAAATACCTGGAACAGGTATACACCGTTGTAATCGATAAAGGCTTTGATCTCGCCGTCTAAAAATGCCGACTTAATGATCTGCGTGGCTTGTTCTTCAGTTAGCATCCTTCAGCCATTTCAGTAGGAAGTCCTTGTTGAGGGGGACATCATCAAGTCGAGTGAACCCGGCAGCCTTGAGGCGGTCTCCACCTGACTGAGCAAACTCGCTAAAATCAGTAAAAGTTTTACCAGACTGGGCATCGAAAATGACAGCCCGACCCTTGACAATCTCATAAGCCATACTGTGACCGCCACCCATAGCCCACTGAACACCGAGTTCGCCTCGAGAACCGTTAGGTTGGGTACTAAGAGCTTCAAATACACCCTTAGCATCGGGGACGTCAATCTTGTTCTTACCGCCTGGTGCAAAGTTCTTTACCAAGTCGATCATAGGTGTGGGACCACCATTAACCTCAGCAGTCGTTTCCTTGATAGCACGCTTAGCATAAGAAAACATGCCAGTCTTGGTACCCGTAGCATTAGGATCAATAGCGTTGAAGAGACCGATAGCAGTTTGGCCACTACCGTTGGTAGTCTTTGTAGCCGCTACATCATAACCTCGTCTACGCATCTCGTACGCAAATGTGGCACGACGACAGTTCATCTTAGTGCCGATTCCGCCGTAATCCGGATTGATCTTCTTGACAACGAGGTTCTGAATGCCGTCAATATCGAGATCCATGTCAGCAAGCTTCTCATTACGCTTGAATCCAAAGGCGACGTCCTTGTTCAGGAAGTTCTTACCCTTGGCGGCAAGTCTATGGAAATCACCGCTCTGAATACCGTCGTGGGTTACCTTTGCAGCAATTAACGCAGCAGCAACAGAGGCGCCAATAACAACTTTCTTCTGAGTAGTAGAGAGTTTACCCTGACGCTTCTTCTCAGCATCCACAAGAGCGCGTTCACGCTTCTCGTCGAGCTTACTGATCTGCTTGTTAATACCACGCTGTTGGAAGCTGTACTTAGGCGTAGCGTTACGAAGCTCACTGATTTGCGTGTCGAATATGGAAGCCTTCTGAACAAACTTCTCGGCTCGTCCATCACGCTTCGCCTGAATCGCAGCCGTCTTGACTGGATCTTTCTCTCGACGAACGCCCCAACGCATACCCTTCACACCAAAGTGTGCAATAAACGCGTCTTCTGCAGCCTGATCTACATCGAACATACTAGTCCTCCGGATCAACGACTACTGGGATAACGGTCAAACCCTTATCGGCAAATACGTTGAGACGCCATTCATACTCAGCAACCATCTTCTCCATTGACGCAAGAAGAGAGGATACCTGGGGTGGGTCCCACTGGAGGCGTACCTTCATAGTCATGTATGACTTGATCATACCAATATAGGGGACGTTAGGCGCAAACTCGCCCCACTTCGCTGTGTTGTCTTCGATGTAGAAAGTGTCTTCACCGACTCCGAGCTGGTTCAGCGTTGCAAAATTACCGTTGATGAACATGATGATGTCCGCGTCAAACGAATCGTCATCTGCTGGAAGACCAACGACCTTCTTCACCGAATCCAAAATACTCTGTTCGTCTACTGCCACTGTCCTACACCTCCCTATCTGGCAAATTAAAAGTGTGAGGCCCCGATTCAGAAACCTGGGAGTTTGCTGAATCGGGGCAATTTTTTACTATCGATGTTACTACTCACCAGGATTTGGTATCTCCCGGTCGCCGCTCAACAAAGGGCTGCGCCAGAAGATTAGCATCTCCGTAGTGAATAGCATTGTGTGTTGCATGAGTGGTAGAGATAAGGTTGTTAGGATCAAGAATATTGATCCGTCCTTCCTCGATGTCAGCCACAGTCATCGGTACGATATGGTGAATAGTGATAGGTCCGTGGATCTCATGATCCTCAATACCCAAATCACACGCATTGTCTCGCACAATAACATAGTCTCGGACTCTTCGCCACTCGGTGGAGCGATAGAAGTTCTGGTTAATATACCGGTCAAACCCGAAGGTTGCTTCCGCTACGGACCCATTGAGTCTGAGGTATTCGAATCGTTCTAAGAACGTGCTCAGTCCAGCAAGTTCGGAATAAGTCTTAATCATCGATTTGTTCTCCCGTGTCTTGCCCGCTATACATCTTGAACGCGTTGATTGCCTCTGTAAACAGACGTGCGTTCTCTTCGCCAGAATCAATAGCAGCTACTCGTGCTCGCAGGAGTTCAACTTCAGCGTCAAGCTTCTTACGCTCTTGACTTTCTTTTGCAGTGGCAAGCTTCAAATAATGCACAGTTACCTGCGCTGACGCCGTACCATCAAGGAGCTGCCTTTCGGCAAGATCCACCGCCAAAGAAATGAGTTGGTTCTCTCGAGCTTCAGGGGTGGTAGCAGGCGGCCTTCTCGGCTTGTCGGATCCAGAGTTCGATCGTTTAACCGCCATACTTCTTCACCTCCGACAGGTGTATTGTCTCGTGGGGACTCCTTAATGAGGCTCCAGGCCCTCTTGAAAGGAGATGGGCTGATGACACCCGTTTTGTTTGTCGCACAAGTATAGGCGGATCGACTACGCCACTTGCACTTGAACCTGGAACCCCATTAAGGAGTCCCCACGATTTGTCAGCTAAAATTGCGCGGCTTCACCAAGTCCTGATCTGCAGGAGCCGTACGCAAAAGTTCAGGTCGCCACTTTCGGTAACCAAGGAGTACTGCGAGTCCGGTAATAGTGTATGCGACATAACCGTAAGCAAGTAAGCGAACGGTAGGACGCCAAGCAAGAACATCACCAGGATACTCGAACCATCGTCTACCCATCTGCGGGTCAACGAAGAGACTGATTGCAACAAGCCCAATAACACCAATTAGCGAAAGCGCGAACCGGAATACGAATCGACCAGCAGTAGTTGCGCTAGGATCGAAAAGGAGCTGGTACCCCGCCACAAAAACACAGAGCAGCAGTGCAATATATGCGACAAGAAGGTTGGAAGTAACCCAGGCAAAAGTGTTGTAAGCATGTACTGCTTCAGTAGCGCCGAAGAAGACAAAACTTGCAACAGCCAGAAGGGCGACCAACCACACCAGTGGTTTAGCCTTCTTGTAGTTGATGGCGATAAGCCACTCGTGGAATTTGCTCATGACGATGCCCCCTTAGGCCGAAGTGTATACTCAAAATCTTGTCCGAATCCGTTGTCTCCAGTTCGCCAGATCAAATACGATGTGAGCGCATTGACATGGTCTTGCTGGCCTTCAACGTGGGCAATACTATCTTCAGCTTTGCGCATTAATTCTTCAGGATCGACTTTTGGTGGGCGTCTCTTAAACAGGTTGAATGTCACGTTTTCGGCTCCCCTCTCTTGGGGACGGTTTCTCGAAAGAAGTGTTCCGTGATTTGATTCGCTGCGATAAGTTGGCCATTTTGTTCGATCAGTCCATTGTTGGCTTCTGAAGTTTTAAGTGCAGCCTCCTCGAGTCGACGGTAACGTGCTCCCGGAACAATGCCCTCTCGGAAGAACGAAATAATTAGGAATAGTCCTAGGCCAATGAAGAGCGACCATCCGCCGAGGGCTGCCCAGTCTCGCGTAAGTAACGCAGTGATTGGATCAACACCCTCGGCGGCAGACGCACTTAAATAATGGATCATCTAGTGCGCCCCTTCAGGTTGCTACTTGACTTTTGCGTAGTACTTGGCGTGGGCTGCCTGCATGCCCGAACCCCAAACACCGTCGATGGTACCACGGTAGCCGTACCCCTTCTTGAGGAACTGCTGGTACCGCTTGAATGCTGCAACCGTCGCAGGTCCGCGACGACCGTCAGCCACCAGGGACCGCTCACCCCTCTTGAGGATAAGGAAGTCCTGCTGGTTCTTGACCGTCTGCGAGAATCCCGCAACCTTAGGCGGCGTGGTCCCCTTCTTGAGAGACTCGTAGTACTTGGCGTGAGCAGCCTGGGTGCCGAGGCCCCAGTTACCGTCGATGACGCCCTTGTAACCCCAGCGGCTCTTGAGGAACGACTGGTAGCGACGAACGGCGGCCTCAGTGTTGTCGCCACGAATACCGTCAGTCTTGAGCTTCTCACCGCGGTACTGGTTGAGGAAGTTCTGCTCGTTCTTGACCTTCACCGAACCCTTGGTGGCGGCAGGCGCAGAACCAGAGCCCTTGAACTTGTCACGCTCAGGGAAGTAGACGAAGTGGACCTTGTCGTAGAGGTGCGTACGAACCCAGCCGTGGTCCTTGCCCGTCGTGAGCATGAAGTTGATGTTGCTGGTGTCGAAGGCCTTACCATCGAGGTGGTTCGAAGCCTTGATCGAAGCGGGCTCGTAGAGATAAGGCGGGCGGTTACCCTTGCCTCCTCGCTTCCAGCGGTTGATGAGTTCCTGCTGCTCGGCCGGAGTGCGCCATGCAGAGTTGACAGTAATAATCCCGTGCTTTGCTTCGATGCGTGCCAGCGATGCGGCAGCGTCTGCGCGAAGCTTTTTACCGGGGTGGTTCTTCAAAGCTGTCATCAGTTCGAGTCTCCTTAGTAGGTAGTTGATGAAAGTTAGAGGGTAGATAGGAACGGTTAGTGGTTACTTGTGAACTAGTTAAGGTGTTGCTGTCACTAGTTCTTAGGGGTGATGTGCAGGCACGCTTACTATCTACCCACTATCCCTCAACAACTGCTGGGTTTAGTACTAGCTTAGAGTGGGTAATACGTACTTCTCCATGTACTGTTCACCCCTTTCGGTAACAGCAGAATTCTTTAAAGCTTGCTTAACCGTGACACTAGATGCTTTGTCTACAACACGCTGACTTGATAGTTCTAGAGTTTTACTCCCACCGAGAATCGCAATTGGGGTATCGTAGATACCAGCGAAGTCAGAGTCGGCAGGATCCACAAGCATGTTGTAGCCCTCTTTACCAAGACGAGTAACAAAACTATCGTTGACACCCTTCAACCCTTTCACGTAGGATGAACCATCGAAAGCTTCGCCGTATACACGATAGGCTTCGGCGGTCTTCGGGTTGTTAAGTGCGCGTTGGAGGGATCCAGCATTGATCTCCATACCGCCCTGGTAACTCTTTAAAAGATTAAGAGCTTCGGGGTTCTTCTTGAGTTCGTCAAAGAATAGTTCGGATGCCTTTGTAGGACTGGGAGACTTCAAGGTAACCTTGGCTCGAAGTGATGCGACCTTAGACGATTCCTTTACAACTAAGTTCTTTTGGAATCCGAAGTTTCTCTCGTAAGCAAGCTTGTCTCGTCCTTTGAACGCAGCATAGGTAATACCTTCACCGACGGCAACGCTTGCTTTACTATTGAAAAGTGTCTTGCCCGCAACCATACGTTGAACCACAGCGCCTTTGGGGATAGTGATTGCGCCGTCTTTAGAGATGGTGTGCGGAGTATCTTTACCCAATCCACTTATGTTACTAGTAGGGGACGCTTTGCGAACTCCCCATCGCATACCCTTGACGCCGAAGTGCCGAAGTTCGGTCTGATCCATGAAACAGGCCTCCTCAGCCAAGGTTAAAAGTGAAAGAGTTACCCCAAAATATCCCCTCGGGGTATTTTTGAGG